TAATGCTATATGGAAGCGTTCTTATCTAACTAGACAAGAATGTATCTCTCTTCTACCTGATCATATTGATACTCTTATGGCGCTTCCTGCTAAAGATGAACGTGATGGCAAGTTTAACTACATGCCTGAAAGTTATAATGTTGGTCCAAAAAGTCTATTGATGTATGACGAGTACTATTATAAAGATTATCGCAAGCAAAAGATGCTAATTGATTCTGAGTCTGGTGAAACTATGGAGTGGAGAAGCCATGACAAAGAGGCTCTTAAAGAATATTTGAAAATGTATCCACGAGTTACTGTAATAGAGAGTAATATTCCTACTGTAAAAATGGCCGTCGTTGTGCAAGGCAAAGTAATGTATGACGGTCCAAATACTATGGGAATAGATAAGTATCCATTTGTTCCTGTTTTTGGATATTATAACCCACAAATGTCTGATTATTCATATAGAATACAAGGAGTAGTAAGAGGGCTGCGAGATTCTCAATATTTATATAACCGCAGAAAAATTATCGAATTGGATATCCTTGAGAGTCAAATTAACTCAGGATTCAAATACAAGATAGATTCTCTAGTTAACCCCAAAGATATTTTTCTTTCTGGTCAGGGTCGTGGACTTGCTTTAAAACAAGAAGCCCAAATGTCTGATGTTGAACAAATTCTACCACCACAAATTCCACCTTCAATGATTCAGCTTTCTGAAATACTTGGTAGAGAGATACAAGAGATATCTGGTGTTAATGAAGAGCTTCTAGGGTCAGCAACTGACGATAAGGCTGGAATTCTATCTATGCTTCGACAAGGCGCTGGTTTAACTACTTTGCAGATATTGTTTGATCAACTTGATAGATCACAGAAGCTACTTGGAGGTCTAGTTCTAGATATTGTTCAAAATAACTTTACTCCTGGAAAGGTTGAAAGAATTATAGAACAAGAACCTTCACAAGAATTCTACAATAAAGCTTTCGGAAAGTATGATGCTGCAGTTGAAGAAGGTATTAATACAACTACTCAAAGGCAAATGCAGTTTGCTCAACTCATGCAGCTTAGAGAGTCTGGTATAACAATTCCTGACGAAGTTATTCTTGAAGCAACAACATTGCAGAATAAGAAAGATCTTATTGAAGCAGTCACTCAGCAAAATCAACAACAACAACAAATGCAAGAAATGCAAATGCAAGCAGAAATGCAAGAGCTTAATGCACGAACAGAATTGTCTAAGGCTAGATCAATTGCAGATACAGGGCTTGGCATGGAAAGAGTTAGTAGGATTAAAGAAAATGAAGCATTTGCTGTTGAACGTAGGGCTGAGGCTAAGAAAGACTCTGCAATGGGCATCCTAAATATAGTTAGAGCAATTAAAGAAATTGATGAAATAGACATACTACAACTAGAAAAGCTAGTATCTATTTCTCAAGCATTAGAAGTACAACAGAAAGCTGAAGAAGCTGTTGTGAGTGCGCAACCAACTCCATTAGCTGGAACTATTTCTAATGTAACTGGTTAGAGGTAACGCCTCGTAGAGGTAACACCTCGCTGAGGTATTTTACAACCTTGACGTAAATTTATCAGGGTAAGTTTGCTTCCCAAAGTGTACATTTATCAGGGTAAGTTTACGTCAGTTTCCAAGAAAGGGCACATAATGCCAAAAAAACGATATTACGACAGAGCCATGGAAAAGAGAGATGGTGGAATGATGAGCGCCAAAGGTGGTATGGCTAACATGCCTTCTGAGTTAATCATGAAATACTATCCAAAAGATGGTTCTTATCTACCTGAAGATCTTAATGACGGTCTTAGTGGTATAGATAAACAAATGTACGGTGATTCTAAAGGAGCTAAAAAGAATTTGTCTACGACAAAATTTTAATTGGGCTTCATTACTACTCTTGCCTGTGTGGCTTCTATACTACACAGGCGTCCTTATAAGGAGAAGTTATGGCAGAAGAAATTGAAGTTTCGTATCGAGAGTTTCATCTAAAGTGTGATATTTCAGACATTCATTTATGTCAAATGAATGTTATTGTAAGATCTTTTTCTAAGGCCGTAGCAGGATTAATTAACTTTTTGCTGAAAAATGATAGAAAACAGTTCTATGTATTAAGAATTGCATTAGAAAGGGGGCGTTATATAGCACTTGTTGACAAAGAATACAAAGATAATATAGAGATTGAAGTGGAATTATTTAGTTTACTTAAGGTTATGTTGAAAACAAGCGTTGAGTTTAAATATTTATTTTAAGGAGAAACTATGCCAGGGAGTGTAAGAAAAGATGACAATGCAAAGCAAATAGCTCTTAATATAATGGGACCTCCTCCGAGCGGATTAACAGATTCGTTTGGAAAGAAAAAAAGATATGTGAAGAAAAAGGAGAAATATGTCGAAGAAAAAGGTATCGAAGGAAACAAAATCAACAATTTCGAAGAAATCGGATACAGAAGATAAGTTAATCAAAGTTGGAATAATTGTAGCTGATATTTCAATTTCATGGCATCGAATACTGCCAGAAGAAAACGGTGGACCATTTCTTGATGATATTAGATTTATAGAACTCAACGATCTTGTAGAATTTGCAAAAAAACATGAAATTCCTATCAGAGTATTTGCTAAAGATGAAGATTATGATGTAACTCTTGTTTGTCGTAAACCTTCTACTGACTTTAAACCTAATTTGTCTGCTTATATATATAGCTTAGAGGGTATTGAAGAATTTTTATCTGAATGTTGTAGTGTTTTTTATTCAGATTTAAATTCAGAGCGGGAAGTAGGAGGTTTAAGGTACTATACTAACTTTAGTAAAGAATCCATTGACGCTGCAATTTCATTTTTGAATATAATAGATAGAAGAGTTAATAATCAGAAAAGAACGTATGATCTTACAATTAGCAATCTAATTACTAGGCTTATTGCACTTGGTAAAATAATTCCGAACAAGAAGAAGCGCTAATAAGGAGAAGTATGTCGAAGAAATCGGATACAGATACTAGAACATCACCACATAATTTTTCAGGAAGAGATTCAGAAGGTACGTCTCCGTACTCATCTCCTATTAATGATATTAATAATGCAAAGCATGCATTAGCTAGTGCACATTTTGCTCCTGACCCAGAAGGTATTCAAAGAATCATATATAAACGCTTTCCACAGCTTAATCCTAGAGGAATATTAATGGCTAATAAAAAAACTAAAGCACAAAATAAAGTTAAGAAAGTCATGAAAGAGTTTAAGGAAGGAAAGCTCGATATTGGAAAAAGTGATAAAAAGGTTAAAAGTAGAAAACAGGCCATAGCGATTGCTCTGTCTGAAGCTGGTTTGTCTAAAAATAAAAAGAGGCCAAAAGCCAAAAATAGAAAGAAGTAGCATGTTTGATGATATTGATAAAAAGTTAGAAGATGAATTTATTGAAGGAATGTCGTCACTTTATGATAATTCACAAAAGTCTATAGATGTACATAATAAACTTGTTGAATATGGATTAATTGATGATTTAAGAATTTTGATGAAAACCATTAAATTTACGAAAGATCGTTTGGGTTCATTGGCTATTGAGGCTTTAAAATATGGGATTAATGGTGATCCTAATGTGAATAGAGTTGCTGTCACATTAGCTATGGAAGAATTTATCAATAAATTTGATGATATTGGTTTCATGTTTTCTGATGATAATTCGAAAGTTAGAAAGATAGCGATAGAGCACTATAAAAAAAGGATAGATATTGAGTTTAATACTGATTATCCTGGAATGAATGCGTTGTTTAAAGGTCTGTCGTCAGAATCCAAGAAAAATAAGAAATAATTATGGAAGAAAAAGTAGTAGTAAAGAAAAAAGCCCTTAAAGAGAAAAGAGTTTCACGCATGAGAACCTATAAATCCAGGACTGTCTATGTAGTTGATCCTGGAAAGAAGGAAAGGACTCTTATGTGTATAGTAAAAATATTAAAAACTCTACTTATGTTTATAGAAACCAAAATCCAAAATCTCAAAAAGAGGAGAATAGCAAAGAAGATGAATGGTAATGGTAAGGATAAATTATAAACAGGAGGATTTAGGTGAGTAGCGAAAAAAAGACGAAGCGTGAAACTATAGGGGCAGAATCATTAAAGTTATCAAAGAAGGCACCTGATGCGCAGAATGCAATTGATCAGATGCGAGAACAATTAACAGATTATGATCATAATATTCATTTGTGTATTAAAGAACATAGAAAAGTCTTTGATGGTGACTTCTATGTTGTTGTAATAACCAAAAAAGAACGTTTAATGCATAATGTTTTGAGAGGATATTTTACAGCAAGACTTTCGTGTCCAACTCCAGATTATGATCAAGCAGTATATAAATATTTTAGAGATGGAGATGAACTAAAGTTCTTGTGGGTTGTACCGTCAGCAGATACAGTTGAATTAATGAAAGACAACGTTCATTACGTTCCAGCGGAACAGTATGCATTGCTCGGATTTGTATTGAAGTTCGCTGATGGTTCTCTTTTGAGGATGGCAAAGTCTATGAATGGAGAAAAAGTTGATTCAAATATAATTGAAAAATGATAACAAGGAGAGATATGGAAGAAAATAATATCGAAGAAGCAGTAGAAGAAACACAACAAGAAGATGTAGCGTTGCCTGAAATTACTCACCCTACTGCTAAAGCAAATTCACAAGAGGTAAACTTACGTGAATTAAGATCAGCTAAAGCTAGAGCTGAAAAAGAAAACCAAGAGCTACTTAAGAGATTGCAACAATATGAAGAAAAGCAAGAGTCAAAAGAAAAAGAAGAATCATATGGTGATGATGATCTTGTTGAAGGAAAGCATCTTAAAAAAGAAGTAGCAGAAGTTAGAAAGCAATTACAAGAATGGCAACAACATCAGGCTGAGGTAACAGATGAGACAAGACTTAAATCTAAATATAATGATTTTGATAAAGTTGTTAATGAAGACACTATAAATAAGATTAAGGAAGCAGATCCAGAATTTGCTGAAACAATAGCTTACTCTTCTAGTTCTCTTTATAATCGTGGATCATCAATGTATAAGAGAATAAAAGACCTTGGTATTTATGTAGAAGATACACATGTAAAAGAAAAAGAGAGAGCTATTGCTAATGCTTCAAAGCCTAGATCTATGAATTCAATTTCTCCTCAGCAGGGAGATAGCCCATTGTCTATGGCTAATGCATTTGCAAATGGTCTGACAGATGATTTAAAGAAGCAATTATATCGTGAAATGATTGAAGCTGCTAAGAAAAGTTAATCACCTCCTCAACTCTTCTAGGTGATACAGATAGGGCTGCGCTCTTCTCGGTCCTATCTGTACTTTCAAAATCCTTGTCTTATCTTTTGTGGTAGAGTTATAATAGAAAAGACTGTACGGAATTCGTCAACCCAGGCTGTAAGGGACTCGCCAACCCGCGACTGTAAGAGATTCGTCAACTCATCGAGTTGTTTTTTGTACCACATGGTGCAAATTTATGTTTGTTTTAATCATAAGGAAAGACCTATGGCTATTACAACAACGAGTACCCTACCAGCACCGGTCCAACAAAGTTTCTCTATGAAACTATTATCTGTACCGGTTCCTAATATGATCCACAAGATTGCAGCTGTTAAGAAAACAATGCCTTCAAAAGGTGGAAGAACTCTTAGAATGCGTAGGTATGACCCGTTAGATACCGCTTTGGTGCCTCTTGGTAATACAGGAGTAACACCTCCAGCACAACAGCTTACCGCTGTCGATATTGATGCAACCATTTCTTTTTATGGTTCATATATTCAACTTAATGAACAAGTAACACTTCAAAATCAAGACCCAGTCTTGAATGAAGCAGCACGTCGTCTTGGAGTTAGTCTTCGACAAACAGAGGATGAACTAACAAGAAACATGTTAGCTGCTACAGCTTCGTTTATCAATTGTACAGGTGGTGTAAATGGTGATAACCCAACAGAAATAACACGAGCAGACGTTGATACAATTGTTAAAACTCTTGTTAGTGCTGATGCTTATACCATCATGGACAACATAGAGGGTGAAGACAAGTTTGGTACAGCACCTGTACGTGATGCATATTTTGCTCTTAGTAATTCAAAGATGATAGGTGAGCTAGATGCGGTTACTGGTTTCATTCAAAAGAACCAATATCCATCACCTATGAATGCTTTAAGATCTGAATGGGGCGCAATTGGTAACCTAAGGTTCCTATTGTCATCTATTGGATCTGTTACAGAAGCTGGATCTAATCTAGGTGCAGATGTGTATAATATATTTTGTTGTGGTATGGAAGCTTATGCATGTATTGAACAGGATCAATATTCTGCTCAATTTATCTATCGTCCACCAATTTATGACGGACCTTTAGCACTTAATGCCTCTGTAGGTTACAAGTTTGCTGAAGTACCTCGTATCTTGAATGACGAATGGATAATCAACCTACAGGCAACATTATCATAAGGAGTAATAATGGCTTATAATACAGTTATCCAACAAGGGGATTTTTCCTCTGATGGAACAGATAAGATTATTGCTCTTAGATCCGATGTAGATTGGGTTCAAGTACATAATCTTACTCAAATAGCCGCCTCTACACAGTGGGCTGCTGTTAAGTTTTATTGGCAACGTGAAATGGCTGACGATGACGCTGTTTGTCATTTTCATGGTGCTGCATCTCAAGTTATATCACTTTCAACATCATTAATAGGGTTTAACGGAGCAACTTACAGGGGTATTTCTCTTGTAGATTCTTCTGA